CATCAATACGATCCATGTTGGAAAAGTAGTTGATGAATTTGTCTGCGGCATAAACCGCATCACTTTCACTTAAAATCATTTGAAGTTACATTCAACCATAATTTCAGTCAACGCCGCCAGAAGATTAATCTCTTGATCGGCAACGAAGGCAATCTGATACTGGTATTTAGCAATAATAAGCACAGCGGCAGCAATAGAAGGACCTTCAACGGCTGTGTAAAGAGCATCGTAAACACGGCGCAGAAGAACACTAGGGTCATTATCGAGGTTATTGACAACCCACTTACGAACTTCCGCAAAGTCCTTCTCTTTGAGACTTTTAATGAGATCATTTACCTTAACATCAGAGAACTCTGCAAGAATTGCAGTATCAATTGTACCACTAACGGAGTACCGTTGTAGTTCGTTGAGAACACGACGCCAGTCGGGGAAGTGTTTGTTGATCAGTTCCGCAATAACTTTCTGATCATATGTAACACCTTCAGCATCCAAAACGGTGCAAACCCTTTTGAAGAAACTACCAGCGATAGCCGGTTTGGATTTACCAGGGATAGAGAACTCGACGACTGCACAACGGGAGTGCAGAGGTTCGATGATCTTGTTTTTGTAGTTACAGGTGAAAACAAACCGACAGTTACCATAAAACGCCTCAATGTTCGCCCGTAGTAGGAGTTGAACATCGTGGGTTGTGTTGTCAGCCTCATCAATAATGATGACTTTGTGTTTAGCGCTCGAAGAAAGTGAGACGGTCGATGCAAAGTTTTTGGCTTGGTTCCGTACCGTGTCAAGAAAGCGTCCTTCATCTGATCCATTAATTACAATGTAATCACATCCAAGTTGTTCACAAAGAGCCCGTGCAACTGTAGTTTTACCAACACCAGCAGGACCCGAAAGAAGTAGATTGGGAAGTTCTCCTGCATCAAGAAACTCTTGAAAAGTTTTCTTAATCGATGCAGGGAGAATACAATCTTCAATGGTTTTGGGACGATACTTTTCGACCCAAAGAAAATCATTACGAGACATTAAAAATCACTCAAGTGGACGAATAAATTCGTTTGAAACGATGTCCTGGGATTCCAGAACCATCTTCATATAGTCTACACCAACTTGGGGATCTGTGTGATCCCCACAGGTAAAGATGTCGCATACAGCCATGCCCTTTTCGGGCCAAGTATGAATACTGATATGACTTTCAGATAACATAGCAATGGCAGTGACACCCTGAGGTTGGAACTTGTGAGAGTTCATAGCCAACAGTTGTGCATTGCACTTTCGTGACGCAACATACAGGGTGTCTCTGATAAACTCCTCATCGTCTAGCAACTCACGATTGCAATCTTTAAGGGTAAAGAGAATGTGTCGCATTTTAGTTAAAGGTCAAATAAGAAGTGTAATCTGTTCCTATCGTACCTCTAAGAAAATAGTTACCAGCGATAGAATACCTATCATCGTTGGAAGTATTAACTTTAGTACCATGATAGGTATTTGATGGAAACATCAACAACATACCAGGCTGTGGTGTAACAAACCAATCATCAGCATTTAATAAATCATGGTCATGAAATTCAATGTCGTATGCATCAAAACCACAGCCACCCATAGTGTTTGTCTTTGCGAAGAAAATATCTCCACTGTTCTCGTTTGCATCTACATAGAAAACAAAACTATACATTGAGTTTTTGTGTAAATGTTGTTGAGCAAAGTCTCCAGATTTATGTAAATTTACCCAAGACTTCTGGAGATAATATTCACCGTTGTCGGGTACTTTTATTTTCAAAACTTTAGTAATAAAGTCTTGCATATTTTTGTCAATTTCCTTTTTTAAGGAACTCAACTCTGGATGATTTAGAACAGAAATACCCTTAGTATGGTATCCATTTTTCTCACTGTATTGTTGATAGTCAAGGCTAGAAACAAATTTCAATACCTCGTCGGTATCAACATCTAGTATTGTACAAGCAACTGGTGTAGAAAATAGAGGCCATACTAAAAGTTCTTGATTCATTAGTTATAAGTGGAGTCAGGCTCCAGAGCAATATAGTATTTAAGGTCGGTGTTCTTGTTGGTAAACTCTGCAAGGAGTTTGGAAGAGATCACGACATCGTAAGTACCAGGAATGATCTTGATGTTCTCAACCTTGAAGTTGAACATGAACTCATCTTCGGTCTCACCAACCTCTTCACTGAATTCGTGAGAAGTATCATTCTTCTTGTCACGGACAACCAGTTCAACCTTACCATTGCGACCGATTGCAGACAGATCAGGAACCTGATAGATTGCAGCAGCCTTGAGGAGTTTGTCCAACTGTTGAGTTGCAACAGTGAAACACACATCGCGGGTAGGAAGAGAGATCTCTTTCTCAGGAGGAGAAACGATCACATCGGGATCTGCAAAGAAATACTTGGCACGACGGCGACCATCACGGATGGTGAGATAACTTTCACCGAAGTCAAGATCGGGAGAATCGTACAGGGAGAGACCACTCAGGAACTGGTTGAGATCATAGATCGCAAAGTCCTTCTCAAACTCTTCCTCAATCTCAGCTTCAGCGAGGATGTTCTTCATCACAGAGATGGTCTTCAGTTTGTTACCCTGTTTGATCAGGATGGACTGGTTGATCTGGGAGAAGTTCTTGAGGATGTTGGTGGTGTTACTAGAAAGTTTCATAGGTGTCTTTGCGCTCATTGTGAAGACCAGAGAAGTGGTAGAGGAGAATACAATAGTGGATGGCTTTCAGGATGTCAAGTTTGGACTTACCACCCTTCTTACCAAAGCGTGAGAGATATTTAATTGCGTTGGACCTGGTGAAAGGTTCGGCATCACCGATACTCTCAATCAAATCCAGAGTTTGAGTTTTGGATTCTTGAGAAGTGTAGTGTTGGTGATATGTACTTGTTAGATATTGTTCAATTTCTTTGAGTGTTTTGTCTTCTTGGTATTTCCAGAAGCCGTTCTGGTTTGTTTCTTTATTCATGTTTGCAAGATATTCAAGGTCACTATGACCCCATGGTCGCATACCATCATCGGCTTTCATAGTGAAAACATTTCCATCTGGTGTTTCCTGTTTGTCAATACGGAGGGGAGTATAGTCATACCCCCCGTGGTTCATGATAAACTCTTCGTCAGTCATCACATCATATAGAGCTACATTTCTTATTGTACCTCATCGGTGGACTTGATGTCAACATCCGCGTCAACTTTGTCATAGAGATCCATGAATGCACCCTTGGTTTCGTCATCAAAACGATTGAGACAAACCTGAATGGCTTTCACTTTGTCACCGAAGATTGAGTATGCACGGACGATGTGAACCAAACGACGAGTGGAGATAACCTCTTCGATACCACCATCATAGAAAGTACGACGGATGATATCAGCCCAGTCAGTCAAGTGTGCAATAAACATTTGATCGTCACACAACTTGGAAAGAATGTTCTGTTCGATCTTGGGAGAAGGATAGGACTGTTCGAAAGTCACAGGGAAACGTTCAAGGAAAGCTTCGTTGAGAACGTTAGTCCCGATGAAACGACCATCGTCACTACCCTTACCCTTGGTATTTGCAGTCGCAATCACATTGAAACCCTCTTTGGGTTGAACGTGACGACCGATCTTCTTCAGGAAAACACCCTTACCTTCAAGAATCGACTGAAGACACAGGATCTTATTGGATGCAAGATCAACTTCATCTAGAAGGAGAATAGCTCCGCGTTCCAGAGCCTCAATGACTGGTCCGTTGTGCCAAACAGTTTCACCATTAACAAGACGAAAACCACCAATAAGATCATCCTCATCAGTTTCGATGGTGATGTTGACACGGATCAACTCCCGACCAAGTTGAGAGCAAGCCTGTTCAACAGAGAACGTTTTACCGTTACCCGAAAGACCCGTAATGAACGCAGGATAGAAAAGACGGGACTGAATAATCTTGCGAATATCGTTAAAGTTACCAAACTTGACGAAAGTATCATCTTTCTGTGGAATGAGGTTTTGTTCGATAGGAGGAACCACCGCAGGAGCGGTGACGGTTTTTTCAAGTTGTTGACGGGCTTCTTGCACAGTCAGGTCCCACTTACCACGGGAGATTTTATATTGATCAAGTCGTTTAGTCACAGTGGGATAGGAGATGCCGTTGGCGGCACAGTACCCACGAACATCACCAGAAGTGATCTTGTCACCGTAGGTATCGCGGAGTGCGTTGATGATGTTGTTGGACATTTGTTTGAAACCCTCATTGGTATGTATGTAATATACATGAAAAAACCCCCTAGGAGGGGGTGAGGTGGTCAGCCACCCATCTGTCCATGGTGGCGTCATTTTGCATTTTCATCATGAGATGCATGGTTCTCTTATGTGGTCTCTGTTTCCACCCATACCACTTAGAAACCTTACCCTTGTCATGAGGTGGTTCCTTACCAACTGAATAGTATTGATCAGCTGTCATGTCAATCACAAAACCATTCTCACGATCCCTCAACCACCAATGAAGATCTCCTCTGTAATCTCTGGCACTCATGGGATCAAGAGTATCAGTATCAAGGAGATAATACATAGCCTGAGTTGCATGATAACAATGCCCATACATGGGATTGGTCTCATTCTCAACACGATACTTCTTAGTAAGAAGATCTGGCGTGAGGCATTCCCGCAGTCTCCGTGAACACTCAAGGATCATGGAGATGGTATAAGGAACTTTGTGATAGTGAAGGATGTCTTTTTTAATAATTACCCATTCACTTGCACCTTTTTGATAACAAGGTCTCTCTAGGATATCCACTCTGGTT